GTTTATTGCCGACCCGTCTATTAATAGAACAGAGAGGGACGGTTACTCTATTGCTGATGAGTGGGAAGAGTATGGCATTGAGTGGGAGAGAGCTAATAACGATAAAAGAGCAGGATTTGACAGGGTAGCACGCTATTTAACGACTGATAAGAACGGTCACTGTCAATTAAAGTTCTTTGATGTTAGGAATATGGGATTTCTCTTAGACGAGATCATGGATTACAAATGGAAAGAATTAAAGCATGGGCATAGCGAGAAAAGCGCACCAGAAGAGCCTGTGAAAAAGAATGACCACGCTATGGACTGCGTTAGATATTTAGTTCATGCGGTAGAAGGTTCAAATAAACCGAAACGCAGAAGCTCGTACAAAACACCGAGTTTCTTTAAACGCACAACAAGTTGGATGGGTACATGAGCGATTTATCATATTTACACGAAGTATTTCAAGCAATGCAGAGCAGCAATAGGACATTTATGCAATCTGCAAGAGAATCTATGTATTTTTATACGGGTGGGTACGGAACTGGACAATGGGATAATGCTGATATATCAAAGCTAAGAGCAGAGGGACGTCCTCCCCTTCAGCTCAACATCATCCTTCCGAAAGTAAACCTAGTAACTGGTATTGAAAGGCAAGGCAGAACATCATACCGTGCCAGACCCGTGGAAATGAACGATGATAATGAAGCCAAGTTAATCACTTCGCTTTTATATCATTTAGATAAAAGCCAGTCTTTACATAATGTATTTAGTCGTGTGTTTAAGGACGGTGTAATTACAGGTAGAGGATGGGTAGATATTTCCGTAGAACCAGGTGAATATTTTGATAGTAAGATACATATTAGAAGAGAGTCGTGGGCCAATGTATTAATGGATCCAGAGGCTACTACTCCTGATTGTTCACAGTGGGGTAGATTAGCTCGTACTAAACTATTATCTATCTCTAAAGCAAAAGATATGTTTCCAGATGCACTGAGAGATGTTAAAAACGCTGAAGATATACAAGAGTCTTTAATTGGTGAAGAATCTTTAACTGGCATACAGTTAGGCGACAAATATAAGAATGTAGACCCTAACTACGGTTTTAAAAGCATGGAATCGTATAACATGGATGCACATCGTAAGAAGATAAGAATTATTGAGTTATGGGAAAGAGAGTACGAAAAAGAATTTTATTTAGTTAATCCACAAACAGGAAGATTTTCTCAGGAAGGTTTTAAGACCAAGCGTAAAGCCAATGAAGCTATTAGAAGTATTATGGAAAGACCTGAGATGGAAGTTGCTCCTGTAGAGTTAAATGTGGTTTCTAAAAGCGTTCCTAAGACCTATGTAACTGTATTTGCAGGTGCAAGGGTCTTACAGGAAAAAACACCAAATCCATATAGACATAATCAGTTTCCATTAATACCATTCTTTTATACCTTTGAAGATTATGGTGATAATGTAGAAACATTTGGATTGGTAGAGAATTTAAAAGACCCACAAAGAGAGAAGAATAAGCGTAGGTCACAAGCCTTAGATATTATTAATCGCTCTCCAAAGGGTGGTGGTATCTTCACAGGAAACAAGGTTACTGCAGACCAGATGAATAGAGCTTCAGCGAATGGAGAATGGATAGGAATACCTGGATTTAAGGGCAGAATATCTGATTTTATGAGTCAATGGTCTAATCAGCATACAGCACTTGTACCAACGATTGCTTCGTTTGAACAGAGAAGTGACTTTGATGCAAAAGAGATCAGTGGTGCTACAGACCCAATGATGGGTAGGGCCACCTCTTCTACAGAGTCAGGACTTGCTGTACAGACTAGGATTCGTCAAGGTATGAATACCTTAATGGAGCAGATGGAGAATTTAGACACTTGTAAGAAGAATACGCTAGAAATGGCAGTGTCTAATATGCAGCAGTATTATTCTGTTGATAAGATACAAAGAATTATTGGATCTGAGTTTGATAAGGTGGAACCTGAAGAACAGGCAGAAGTCAATCAGATCATCAGCAAATTTTTGGACAACTTCTCAACAATGGAGTTTGATGTGGTCTTAGACCAGGGTCAAAATACTCCAACGATGAGAGCGTTAATGGCTAACCAAGTTGGCGAATTAGTACGAAATGGGTACGCTAGTTTATTCCCACTTTTCGTTGAACTATCCGACATGGAAGCATCCGATGAGATACTGGAGAAATTTGAGCAAGAACGCCAAGCTCAAGTCCAGTCACAACAACAACAACAAAAACCCCCACAATCTAGTGGAGAAGGAGTAATGCAATAATGAGTGAATCGAAGTTTCAATATATTGATGAGGAAAAGGAAATGTCTGGTGAAGAGTATAGCGACTCTGAAGTAGAAGAATCCCCGACCAATGACGAGACAGAGGTTGAAGCAGAATCAACCGAGACCCCAGAAACAGAAGAACTTAAGCTACAAATAGGAGATCAGAGCTTTGACTCTGTGGACGAGCTTTTAAAGTTTGCTGAAGAAAGGGATAAGTCTTATTCTAACCTACAAAGCCTAAATGGCAGACAAACCAATGAACTTGGAGATCTTCGCAAGATGGTCGAAGAACTAAAGGATTCTATGGAACCTCAAGAGGAACCAGAAGCAGTCCCTGAGTTTGACGAATACGATCCTGCAAAGCAGAAAGAGTACATTGAGTTTATGGCTGCTAAAAAAGCACAAGATATGATAGACCAGAGGTTCCAAGCTGAAGAAGCGAAGAAAGCTGAGACAGAGTATAATAGTGCTATGGATGCAATGATGAATGATTTCATTGAGAAACATCCTGAGTTAGGTCAAGAAGAGTTAGCCAAGATTGCTGCTTTTGGCGATGAAAGGGGCATCACCTTTATAGAGGATGCCTATAATGTTTACAACATCCAAAGTAAACCCGTTAAGGATGTTACGAACCCAGAGATAGATAAAGCGAAAAAAGCAACGGAAGCAACCAAGATACCGACCACACTGTCTAATGTTAGTACAGGAAACGAGTCGGACACAGATTATGACAATCTAAGTCCTGAGCAGTGGAGCAATTTATCGCCTGAAGTTCGTAAGAAAGCCTTAATGGAGGTTACTTCTGGATTTTAATTAGGAGAAAAAAATGGCTACAGTTTCACATAAAGAAGGCCCTTTTGATTCATCTTCTGGTTACGGGAACACATCCCCTGGTAGCAGTTCTATGCCACCAGGTGTTAAAGCTGCTATGATTGATTGCTCTGTACAAAATATGGGCGCAGGAGATATTTTAGAAGCGATAAAAATACCTGCAGGTTCAATTATTGTTGAAGTTGGTGTTTCTATTCTCGTTGCAGAAGGTGGTACAGCAACTGCTGATGTCGGTTTTACTGGCGATGGCCCAGATGGATTCCTTGATGGAGTCAATCTTAATTCCACAGCAGGTACTACATATAATAGCTTAAACGCAGCAACCGCTGCCGACACCTACTCAGGTGGAAGGTATCAAGCCGCTGAAGATACCATTGATGTAAAGTTCGTCAATGCTATGGATGCAGGTAAGTATGTTGTCTGGTGTAAGTTCTTCAAAACTAACCTTAACTAATAGGAGTCTATAATGGCAGCAAATTGGGCATCAGGCCTACAAGTTTCACGATGGGCAAAAGAACTCCAGAGTGAAGTTAGCAAAGGAGTTTACTTTAGTAAATTCATGGGTGAAGGCCCAGGAAATGCAATTCATGTAAAGCAAATGGAAGAAGGCAAAGGTAAAGATGTTACTTTTGGTCTTGTTTCTCAGCTTTCAGGAAGTGCAATTACTGGTGATTCATCATTAGAGGGTAACGAGCAATCGCTATCTACCTTTTCAAACACAGTTAGCACTAATCAAAAAAGGTTAGCTGTAAGAGATACAGGTAAATTCGCAAACTCTAAAGTGCTGTATGATTTCAGAAGCACTTCCCTAGATCTTCTCAAAACGCAATACTCAGAGTTGATTGATGCAGATATTTTCTCTGCTTTATCAACAACAAGTGGTACTCATGCTTATTATAGAGCAGATGCTACTACTTCTGTGTATGCTACTTCTGATCCAAAGGCAGCATTAGCTGATGCAGATGGAATCACTTTAGCTGATATTAGTGCAATGAAAACACTAGCTCAGATAGGTGGATCTGCTAACTACAGAATGAGACCAATTCGTGTAGACGGTAACGACTACTATGTATTGGTATTGCATCCTGAAGTTGCTTACGATCTGTTTGAACTCGATGAGTTTCAGCAGATTCAGCGTGAAGCTCAGAATCGTGGTGAAAGCAATCCATTATTTTCAGGTGCTTTAGGTATCTATAATGGGGTTGTTATCCACTCTCACGAAGGTGTAAACACTTTCGATAACGGTGGTGGAGCGGCTGTAAAAGGTGCTAGAAACCTTTTCATGGGCGCACAAGCAGCTTGTTTTGCAGAATCATCTGATATGATGTGGGTAGAAAAGACCTTTGACTATGGAAACCAACTCGGTATTTCAGCAGCAAAGATCTATGGTGTAGACATTAGTGACTACAACAGTAAAGACTACGGAGTGATTCAGTATGTTTCAGCAAGGACTGATCTAAGCTAATCAATAACCTTAGAAGAAGAGGGGGACTAACCTCCCCCTCTTTATTGGAAATATTATGACCTTATCAGAAATAACAACAGAAGTCAGAAATATTACAGGTGTAGACTCTACATCTGTCTTAGCTGATTCGATTATACATGACCTTATTAATGAAGCTCAGTATCA